ATCTGTGCCATCTTCACGTCTTTATTTGGCTGCATAACTCGCATGTCACCTTTGAGTCGGTTGAACAGAAGGCGACGAACTTCCTCGGCGAGTTCCGGGCTGACGAAGTATTTACCCGGCAGGAATTGCTCGAAGTTAACTGATACTCCGGTATGTGGTTCGCCAAACAAGTCGTAATCAGGAATCTCAACCCACTCCCAATTCGTTTTATCTTCGTTGGGTTTATGAATTTCTTGAGCGGTTCGTGCGTCGCTCTGAACTGGCTTCCGTTTGGATGCCACTGACTGTGCCACGTGCTGTCTAACAGAACCAATGTTGCCGTTGTCGGCCATGATGATTACCTCTTTATCCTTGTGGGATTTATTAAAAGGAAGGGAGCCGGGTTGTCCAGCTCCCATCCAGTTCGTTTACAACATCCCCGGCGAAAACGATAAGTACCGGGGGTCGAAGGCTGAATGCGGGGGATACCGCAATTTCAACTAAGACAACTTAGTTGTTGATGGAGTTCTGACCTGCGGAGATGACGGCCCAAATCCAGTTCTGGTTCGTGATGATAGCTTTGAACGCGAACTTGTAGCCGAGCTTGCGGGTCTGTTGCAAGGTGTCCGTCTGTCCACCAGGAGCAGCCGCATAAACCCGGAGGTTCTGCAAGTCGCTAATCTGGTAGGCATTTCGCGCAATCGCATAGGACGTATACAGCTTGTTAGCCGCACCGCCAGTGGCCTGAGCCGTGAACGCGAAACCCGGAGCGTTGGTCTTGACAACGCGGAACCCGGTGAGTTCCTGCACTTCGCCGCGCCAAATTCGCTCGGGCTTGCCGAACTGGTTGGACGCCTTGAAGTCAGGGTCTTGCAACATGGAAGCATGGACCTGCGGAGCCACAACGAAAACGTAATCGCCGTCGTCGAAGGGGCGTCCACCCTGATCCATCAGGTTGGCGTGCAGAGCGGTAAGATCGACGTAGCCAATCTTGTCCGATGCAGTCGTGGTCGCGTTGCTAATTTTGCCGTTCGGACGATAAACGTTCGAGGCGTTCTGCAACACGTTGAAGATCAAAATGTCATACGTTTCAGCCGCGTGCAGCCCGAGAACGTACAACGCACGGCCAACAACGTCGTGCTTGGAAGTCAGTTCCGCCAAGTCGGACAAGCGCAGCACGATACCGTACTGTTCCGCCACAGCGGTAAACTGAGACATGGTGAGGCCGATAGCATCCGGCTGAACGCCTTCCACCAACTGAGTCGGGGTGAGCGAAGTGCCGAGCTTTTCCAAACGGTTGAACTGAATCGTCTTGGAAGAGTTAGACGGAATCGGGTCTTTGTCTCCGAACTGATCGAGCACGGTCATCAAGACCGCAACTTCGAGCAGTTTCGCGGAGAAGTAAGTCTGTTGGTCGCTTGCGAGCGATCCAGCAGGGCCGGGAGTGCCGGTCGAGCCAGTGATAACAGAAACGATGTCGTCACCAAACCCGAACACAATCCCGACGAGGGAAAACAACTTGTTAAACATTTAGGTTCCTTAGGGTGCCCACCAACTAGAAATCCAGCGTGGCTCCTGCCGCTTCTGCTGCCGCAATCGTCGCTTTAATCCCCTCCAATGTTCGGAAACTCGGAGCGGTAGTTCTTTGCGGTTGATTAGAAGTAGTCGGCTGTACCGTTGTCCGTACAGGTTGAGCCTGTCGAACCGGTTGAGCTTGCTGTTGTTGTGTTGGTTGGGTGGTTGGAGTCTGAGAAGCGTTAGCTTTCAGTAGCTCGGGCAGTTGCATTCCTTGGGCTGTCAGATAGGCCAGCTTATAAAGCCCCGGCAGTCGAGAGTAGAAACCAGGATTCGTTTCTCCTACAGTGATAGCTTGTTTCAACTCGGGGTTTGCATCCAAAGCACGGGTGTAAGCCGGAGAACCGACAAACTTGTCGATGCCCTGGATATCTGCGGCTATATTCGCTACTGCTTGATCCTTGGCAGCTTTTTGAAGAATCGGCTGTAGAGGCTTGAGTGCATCGAACATAAATTTCGCTTGCACGTCACGATATGCCTCTGGCCCACCCTTCTTAGCGGCGGCGTAAAGATCATCGAGATATAGAGCAGGATTTGCGTAGTAGTCAGACTCAGCTTGCGGCTGGCCGGACGGGGCTACGGGCTTACCCGTGATAGGATCAACTCCCGTGGTGAGAGCGTATCTCTGTCGCAGTTGCTCGATTATGGAGTCCTTTTCATTAAGACCCCGTACAGCTTCCTCGGACGTTTTATAGACCGAACGATCTCCCTTTAGAAAGAAATCGTTTTGCGTCTGCGGCGTTTGTGTTGCCGTAGGCTGTGCCTGTGTCGGAGGTTGCTGCGTGTTATCCGGCTGTGCTGTTTGAGCCTGTTGTGCAGGCTTTACTGCTGTGGACGCTCCATCCGCCGGAAAAAGAGAATCGAACGTCGCATCGTCGAGAGCTGCGGGTGCTTTATCCAACTGAATAACTCCACCCGGAGCAACTTGGTCTAGTTGAGACATCTTGTTACCTCTGGCCTTGTGAGCCTTGTGGTTTAACCGCTATGGACCTTGTGAGTCCGAAACTTATTCCATCCCCACTCGTTCGATCTGCGCGTCAATTGCGCGGAAGGCATCGAGTTCTTCTTTCATAGGGTCTTGAACTCTATTGGTAGGACGCTCAGACGCTTTGGCAATCTGGTCCTGAATATAGCCGAGCCAGAAAATGCCAGCTTGAATGTAATCAATAGAGCGCAGTTCTTTGTGGAACTCATGCGCCAATTTGTTTTCAAGCATCTGTCGCTGTAGGGAAAGCCGCTCTTGAATCGCTACCCACCCTGGGTGGGATTGCAATGTCGAGACTGCATCTCGCGTATCCTTGTCCCATGACGAAGTGATACGCGGACTTTTGACTTCCACTACCTTGATAACTTCTACAACTTGCGGCTCAACCTTGAGCCACACACGTAGAGCATCTTTAATTCTGCTAAACATATTCCCCTCCGAATCTATTTAGGAACGACCTGGACCGCCACCAGCCGCATCCGGCCAAGACTTAGCGCGTTGCGCGTCGCCGTTGCACGTCGCAGAAGCCCCCGCCATGAACTCCGTGCCCGGAGCGTAAGCGTGCGAGGAAGCCGCACCATCAACGCCACTGCCGAGTCCGGTAGGATTGCTGGAAGCATTAGGCGTCACATTCGCAGTTGCGCGAGTGGCCGCCACAGCGGAACTGAATCCGCCGTCAACCGAATAGCTCTCAGAAGGACCCGCAGGGAACCCACCGAGACTTCCCGCAGCCGCATCAGGATACGCCTTAGCGGTATTAGACTGATTGCCGCGAGTAGCCGAAACTGCCGATTCAAATTCGCTCATTTGATTTTCCTTACTTCTGATTTGCCTTAATCTCAGGAATGTACCGAGCGTGCTTGCCCTGCTCGACCGTTTGACGGTCATAAGCCCAATCACCGCTCTTGTCGTAATTGACGCCTTCTGCCGAGGTATTGACGCCTTCGAGGTTGTAGCCATTAATAGCCCATTCCACGAAACCGTCGCCCACCTGTGGAGTCTTGATCTGAAACCCGCCAAGCACAGCGCTCTTGCCGCCCTCATCCGCACCACCAGCAGGACGGCCATTTGCCATGAACTCTTGCGCGATCCGCTCTGAACTTGAAGTGATATCTGCCATGTTATTTCCAGAACTTTCCGACGCGCTCGACATACTCACAGCAGTCCGCAGCGTCTACAACTATCGTGCCATCGGGCCATCGCGGTTGTTTTGACAGCCGCATCATGTCCTTTTGCTTGCAAGCATTCCGACCTACGAAGTACTCACAGTTGCCGCACTCAAAAGGTCCTTTGCTTCCACGTTTCTCAAAGCCTGTACCCGGCTCACCCTTAACCGAAGCCGCGTTGATTTGCACCAACTCAGCCATTAGTTACCTGCCCCACCCACAGCGTTCGCGCCCATGTTCTGTGCGAACTCCCGCATGGAGTCAACTGCCGTGCCACCTGGTATGGGTCCTTCAAGGTGCGAACTTCGCGGACGGCCTACGGGATGAATCGGGGGTTCAGTCGGTTGCGGATTCTGGCCAAGAAGCGAAGAGGTTACGTCGCCAAGATACTGTTCCACTTGATCCTGCACCGCTTCGCCGTGTGTACGGGATGCGCTGTCGGCAGGAACCGAGTTCACAGGACGGAACTCCGGCTTCTTGACTTGCTCTTGAACCAACTTGCCTTCAATCTTAAGCAGCTCTCGAATCAACTCTTCTTGCTGACGAGCCGTATTCTGAGCTTGCATCTCTTGTTGAACCTGCGCGTCGGTCTTGAGGAGACGAGCAGAGAAGGGAATATCCATTGACCGTGCGATCTGACGAAGGAACTCGCCTTGATTCGCATAAGGAGACTGCATAGCCAAATTGTAGAGGGCCATCAAATTGCGTTGCTTGACAACCTTACCCTCAGCATAGTTGGCGCACACGAAGTCAAATTCATAGTTGCCAAACAAATCTTCGAGGCGCACTCGGCCCCACTTAGGAATTCCTGGGGGTGCATTGGTAACAGACCATTCCATCTCGTCCGTGCCGAATTGCTGAATCATGGAAGCGCACATCTCAGCAAGCGGCTGCAATACTTCGATCTCGAATCGACGAATGAACAGCTTGAAAATGAAACCGGTCTGATTGATAACTTGATTGATTCCGCTTGCGGTGCTATTACCACCAGAGCCGCCCACGCCCTTCGCATAAAAATCATCAATACCAGAACCCATTTCGACCATGTTCCGGTACATATCAACGATCATGTAGTCTTGCGCGTTGGGCGTGAAGTTAGGCAGAGGGAAAATGGCGTTCTGTGGATTACCCACTACACCGACTTTACCGCCGGGAACGTTCCCCATGTCCAATTGGTCGTGGTCAATATCGACTTGAACGTCATACGCAACGCGCCGATTGATACCCAAATTCCAGTTGTCAGTAATCATGTTGACAAAGACGTTGATGCCTTCGCACAGATCACTGATAGTTTCGATTAAGCCAATTCCGTAGGCGTCGCCCTTAACTGGTTTGTAGGCGAAGTCGATAATTGGGATTCGCTTGTGAGCAAACGGATTAGGTCCAGTATAAAGTAATACGGGCGGACCATTATAGACTCGCCGTTTATATGCACTGTAACTCGCGTTCCGGTACTGATAGCGTCGATCTTTCCGCCCGATTGCATCCGCATCCTCTCCGAACGTCACGAGCGTAGTCGTTTTCGTAGTGTCATCCCACAGCTCCGCCATACGAATAATTATGCCGTCGCGGTCCAAATCTCGATACTGTGCAAGCCGAGACGTGAGTTCGGCCATCGCTTCG